ACTGCATCTAATTTTTCTGCAGGTAATCCTGTTTTATATTTCTCTATCATAGATAGAATAGTATTAAAGTCTGCTGGTTTACCATTAAATATTTCAGTAGCTTCTACTGCAATCCTTTGAGCCACATCTCTTTCCCTTAATATCTTTACAATATCATCTGCTATTTCTTTTGATGGCTCTTGTGTTTCTCTTATATCTTCTATTAATTCACTTAACTGTTCTTTAGCTGCTCGTGTTATTGCAGGATTATATACTGTAGTATGCAAAGAATACAGTTCATCAATATTTATATCAGCATCATACTTGTCATGTGCCTTTTGTATTGTATCAAATAAAGAACCAAAGTTTCCTTGCAATACATTACGAGTAATCTGACCTTTGTATTGTGTATAAAATTTTTTACCTAGTAATAGTTTTATTATTTGTTTTTCTATCATTTACTATATTCCTTTTGTGTATAAACCTCTAATTCACTTATTAAAAATTTATATATTTTTCTACCATATATAATCTGATAATCTCTGTTTATTAAATTGGGATTTTTTATAATATAAGTGTCTGGAAAAATCCGTTCATTTTTTTTATTTTTATAAGTTATATCTACTTGTAGATCGTTTTTTAATCTAAAGTCGGCAATCCCTATACTATTGTCTTTCCAAACAGGTTCTTTTATTTCATATCTATTCATCTCCACCCACCTTGATCTATTCTCATATCTTCTATTTGTTTGGCTAATTTTTTGTTATCATCTTTAACTTCTTTAAGTTCTTTTTTTAATTCAGCAATTTCATTTTCGTATTTAGTAACCTTTGCAATCATTAATCTATCTGCTTCTTTCTTTACTTCTTCTATTTCTAGTATGTGCTGTATGTAATCAATCATTTTTAATATAGTTATCTGCCTCTTTGTCACTATTAAACACCATGCAAGTATCACATCTTTCCGTATGTGGGTAATTATATGGATCATTTGGATCAGTTACTCCCGAGGATATTACATCTGCCAAATAACCTAATCCATCACACACAAAACATTTATTTTTCATTTTTATCTCCATAAAACATCTCCTTTATTTCTTCTGTACTAAAATATTTTAAATCATCTGACAATGGTTTAACATGTACATTCTGTAAGCCATAAGATTTTAATTCATTAGCTATGCCATATGATTTTTTTGTTGCGTCTCTATCTAATCCTACATATATCTTATCGTATTGTTTTAGATATTGCTTATGAGATTCCTTTAATGATGTACCAAGTATAGCCACACCTGTAAGTATATTAGATACTGCACAAGCTGAAGCACAATCTTCTACTATGATTGCTTCCTTATGTTCTGGCAAGCCACATTTAAAAGGTACATCTTTATTACCATACATATACCATTTAGGATATGTCATAGAGTTTAATGCTCTACCTACTGCACCTACAAATGTAGTTGGGTCTTCATCATCTCTAATTAAAAATACAACTCGGTCTTGTTTCACATCATATTTAATATCTGCTCTACCCCAAGACCAAGCTTCCCAACAATTATTTTTATGTATATATTTTTTAGCTTTATCATTTGAATCTAATATCTTAAAGCTATCTGGTACTATAAATTCTGTATCTGAACTTTCTTTTTTCTGTTTGAATGTAGCATTCACATAGTTCATATTCTTTTCTCCTTGATGTTTTCCTTTGGCACTACAAGACGCATGAAAGCAATACCAATTAATATTATTATTCATTGTATCTACTGATAGTGTATTCTTGCCACTACAAAATGGACAATCCATTCTCATTGCTGTATCTGGTGGGACAAATAATCCTTGTATAACTTCTAGTTGTTGTTTGTAGTTCAAATGTTTACTTCCTCATATGTAATTGTGTATCTATCTTTGGCATAAAAGTTTTCATCATGCTCAACTTTCATTAGGTTATTATTAAGATAATAGGCTACATTATTTTCTAGTTTTTCTATCGTTGGTTCGCTGTCGAATGGTATTATTGCTACTGCTTCTATCCCCATACCGAATAGTCTCACTTTGTATTTTTTCATTGTCTATCTCCTTATCATACTTTTCTTTATTTGTCAAGCGATTTTCTCTTTTTAATTTTTTATAGTAGTTTGGGTGCTTAAATGTGTGTGTCATTTATTTCCATTTGTTATTATATATTTTAATACACTTGTTGTTGGGTCTACATCTGTTGTCTTACAAGATGTTAGGCACAAGAATAATATTAGTATTAATATTCTCACTTACCTTTCCTTTGGGATCTAGTTTTGTATGGTAGTTTAACTACCTTACTACTTGGATTTCCTTTACGGCTTGTCCATTCTATTGTTACTTCTTCTGCATCACCACCTTGAAATTTTCTAGTGGCTTTCTTTAAACTCATTGCTTCAATCTTTTTTTCAGGTTGTCCTCCTGGTACTGTAAATGTATATGTTATCATTTGTTTTCCTTATTTTTTATTAATCCCTATGACCATATGGTTCTGGGTCTTCTCTTTGAAATCTACATCCATTTGGATCTATATCACAATTAGGATATGAAAAACACCCTATATGCAAGTCCACTCTTACTGCATTAAATATCTCCTCATGGAAGTTATCAAAAACATTTTTAAGTTTTTCTTTATTCATATCATTCTTTGATTGATATTCTAAAACATTATATAAATCATAGATTAATTCTAATGCTACTGACTCAGGGGTTGCCCCACTATATTTAAGATAATGATAGTAATCTTTTTTAGAACATATCTCATCTTCATTAAGACTTTCTGCTACCTCATTTAAATTTTCGGACTCAACCTCGCAATACTTTAGTATCTTACCTATTTTTTTTATCTTCTCATATTCAAAAGTTGGTAGTAAATTTTTTACTTTTTTCCTCATAACTAATGCTCCTTTGTTTCCCCAAAATAATTTGTGTACCACCTATCAAAGAATTTTTTATTTTTTTTTATTATTTCAAATGATATTGGCTTAGGTGGTTCATATTTATATTCTAAGTGATTATCAAAGTTCTCTATAAAAGTTTCAACATAATCAATATCTTTGTCGTTTACTCCATATATAACACCATCTACATCTATCCATATTCCCTCAAAACCAATTTCGGTAAAAACATTTTTAGCTTTTAATATTCTTTTTAAAGACTGCGAGATTGGGCAAGCGTGAGGATGTGCAGGTTTTCCATTTTTTATATCTTCTTTTGTTACATTTATTTTATGTTTCATCAATGCTCCTTATAACTTACTTGTTTAACTGAACGACTCCAACAGGCACGACAACTACCACACTCACCATCTTGTTTATACGCAGGACATTCTCTACCTATTGGTTTTTTATCTTTGTGTACACCAGATGTCCATTTCCAAAATTTAGGTGGTGGACTATCTATTTTAATTGCTGATACACGCAAACATAAATTCTTTGGCACATCTTCTTCTTTAATCTGGTCTACTATTTTATATTCTCTAGTAGCTAACCAATGTTTTATATGTGGTGTGAGTTCACACACTTCAAATATCTTCATCAAGTGTGAATAAGATTGTAAATCTCCAGAGTCAAACCAACGGTGAAAAAGCCTTGATTTATCTAGGTTTTTGTACTTTTGGGTAATAAGTTCTGCCATATAATCTACCCACTCTGGTCTTGTGATAGCTTTAATTCTAAACTTGTGTGCATTCTTTACAACTTGAAACACATAACAGTTTTTATTTGCATAACATTTATTACAGATAGTTCCTTCTACCTTTGCTAACTTTGTACCTGTTATACATTTACTAGCAGATATGCCCCAAGCATACGCTGGCATTTTACTAGGGTTTGATAGGTTGCCTATCTTTTTTTCTATTTGTTTTAATTTCATTTAACCCCTAACTATTTATTGCTATTATTATCCAAGATGAAACCATAAGTATAATACAAATAATGGGGATTAGGTATACCCACAAATCCCCATTAATGTTTTTCTTAAATACAAATTTTCTTATTAACATGAATAATATTATCCATATTAATATAGTTAATACTGCACTCAATTAACTACCACTACCTTCTGGATATTGATTTTCCTCAAGCCATTTCTTTTGCTCAAGTAATCTTGATTCATCTAAAGGTAATGTTGTTGTATGTTTCTCCCAATCCTTAATGTTATCAAAGTAATTAAAGATAGCGTCTTTCATCTTACCTCTTAACTCTAATAACTCCTGTGCTTTTTCTTGTGTAGGATTAGGATTGTTTTCTAACCAAGCTAAAATATTAATGGCACTCTTCCGAATGTACCCTTTGTATTTAACTATTTTATTATCTTCCATATGGTTTTCCTTGTTGGTTATTTATTATTTATATCATAATAAATTCTTTGTGTCAAGCTTTTCATTTCTTTCATATCCTCTACTATCTAAAATATCTTCTAAAGTATTTACTATATAATGTATATCTTCGGGATGTAATTTTACTGCCCTGTTTAATATATTCATATAATCTTTATCTTTTGTATGAAACTTTATACATTTATATTCACACCATTTTCCATTTTCTATAACCCATTTATTTTTTTTCATATCTTTAACTCCAATCTACTAATACCAAACTTTAATTGTTCTTTAGTTATCTTACCAGAATTATAATTGTATTGTAAGTTATTATATAATCTTAATATATATTCTGGTTCTGTTCCTGCTTGTTCACATATTAATTTAAAATCTTTATTACTTATATCAAACCAATTCTTTGCTTGTGATTGTGCAAGTGATTGGCTTTGGTCAGATGCAGTACCAATAGTAAAGGCATCATTCATAGCTTTCTTAATTACTTCTATGTATAATAATTCAGAAGATGTTTTTTCTTTTGCTTCTTTGTATGTTTTCATATTATTATCCTATTACTGCGACAATGTGTCGTATCGTTTTTTCATTAAAAATATGTTATAATATCCTGTCATTGCAGGGGGGTTATATATACTATAGTCCCCCCACAAATATTGTTTAGTATAATTGATTTGCTACACCCTGATGATAGTAATATAAAAAGTCATTACTCTGTATAAAATTTCTAACTTCAAAATCTCTATCTTCATTACTTCTTATCGTATCTTTTTTAGATGTTTCAATTTTATAATCTTCACTATCTCTCTTACCTATCTTAATGGCTCGTTGATTATGAGAACTATAATTTGTTAACGCATTATACACATCATATAATGTTGAATTATCTTTTTCAGTTTCTAATAATTTATTTAGTAAATGATATTTACCATCAGAATTATTAGAGAACTTTCTAAATAATTTTTCAACATCTCGTCTACCTAACTTAACACTTTGATATACTTCAACAGTATTCTTTAAGTTATCAAATGTTTGATTCAAAGATTCAAGTTTAATAAATGAATCATCAAGATTAAATTTACGAACATGTTTTTTCATAGATGAATTAATACTTTCAAATGATTTCATTCCATTTGCACATATTAATCTTAAAAACATGGCTCTTAATTGGTATATAATTGAAGCATCATAGCTAGATATAACTTCAATACCAAACTTTAACTTGTCATTGGCATCATAGTTCATAGAGTATGCACCAAAATCTCCTGTATCCCCAAATAAAATTCTCAATCTCATGTAATTTAAATCTGGTGATACTTTAAATTTAAGTGAAGCATCATTTATATCTATATTATACTTGTCAAGTGCGTCAGATAGTCCCACCAATATCTTTTCATAGGGGATTAACTGATAATTTGCACCATGCAAGTGTATTGCCCTGTTATTTTCTGTGTCAAGCACGGCATAACTAGGCTTATTCAATACAAAATCACTCTCAACTGAGTTTAATTGTCGCAGTTCAACTGGTGTAATACTATGTTGATACTGAGTTTCGTATTGTTCCTTTAGTCTATTGACTAATGCACTCATTGTGTTTCCTTATTGTTGGTTATTTATTTTAAGGGACACACTAATAAACTTTAAATTAGTTGTTGTTCTGTGCAGGCAGGTAGTACTTAACTAGTATTAACTACTATCCATGCGAATCGCATTCGTGACCTGTCCTATAGCAGTTTATACTCTGCAGATACAGCACCCTAATTTAAGAACACATTAATGTGTCCCCAAAAATAAACTAAAGGCTAGGGGATTTCTCCCCTAACCATATTATTTATTTATATACTTTGTGCTTGCTTTTCATACTCTACTCTTGCAAGTAGTTTATCTTTCAAGCTAACATTTTTATTCTTCATAGACTTAAGCATTTGGGCAGCATTTGCAGGATTATATATAGATAATCCTGTGCTATTAGTTCTTATGATTTCAGCTTCATCAATAGTAAGGTCGCTTTCTTTAGCAAACTCTAATGCTTCATCAAGATACTTATAGCCCTTGACTACTTCTTTAACAAACTTCATTTGCTTAAGAACACTCTCAATCCACTTATGATGTGCCACAATCAACTGACCTTTAGCTTGTTGCCAAATAAGAAAGACTTGAAATTCTTCCTTACTAACATTGATTTGTCTATCACGACAATACTCACGACCAATCAAATCCAACTCATATTCGCTATTCCATTTAGCAGAATAGGAAGTTAAATTATCACGACTATGACCTATACCTAATGCCCTATCATTTGCTTCTTGGTATTTAGATAAGTGTGGGTTATTGTCATTTTTATGTTGTTCAATGTTGATATCTGGATTGCAGTTATCCTTTGCTTTAAGTTCATCTCTGAAATAAGCATAAGCAAAATCACGATAATCTTTTCTACCCCAATTATCGCTTTCATCTTGATTTGATTGCCTATCTATTCCATCAATGTCGCCACCTAATTTGAAGTCAAAATGTTTTTCAACATATTCGTCATCTTGATTAAGTTCTTCGCCTGTCTTATCATCAACTTTTTGTTTCATATAACCAAAATGAAAACAACTATCTTTTGCAATAGTATTTACATTTGGATATTTGTCTTGAAGATAATGACAAGTGTCAACATCTTTTTGTGGATATGCCCTACGAACACAGGTTTCTGCAAGTTTCCAAGTCTTATCTTGCAAGTCTTTAAAGTTTTTTCTTAATTCAAAAAACTTTTCTTTTTCTTGTGTGTCCTCTGCTTCTATATGCACTTTAAATTGAGCATTAACTTTATTTCTAAAGTCGGTGTTCAATCTTATTCGCTTTATTTTTTCCATTGAGTACTCCTTTCTTGTTGGAAATTAAAAGACACCACCTAGATAACTAGATGATGTCTATATAATACTATATTATTTTTGATATGTCAACTAGCTAGACCTAGTTGAATTGCTAATGGTTTAGCTTCTGAATCTGGTCGTGTGTGCCAACCATAATCTTGTTGTATATCTTCTGGTGTTTGTGCTTGTTCTCTTGTTATTCTATGCTTTACTCCCATTAATAAATTAATTAAAAAATAACTATTGCTACCACCACTATTCCACTCGGACCTAATCTGCCAAGCGTCATCAACACCAATGGTTTGCCTTGGTATCTCTCCTATTGTATCTAGTATTCTTCTTGAGTGTTCTCTAAAATAATTATGAAAGCAACCTTGTGAACAGAACATACCAAAATAATAATCGTATGCTTTATTAGATTGATAATACTTATGACCTTTAGTACCACGCATTTGATTTTGATTTTTCTTATAACAACAGTCTTTATTCTGACACCATTCAGTCATTGATATCTCCTTTAGTTATATCTGGTATGTTAGACAGATTAATTACTTTTAAAGTAGAAAATTCTCCACTCAATAATTTTTTGAGATTAGTAAATTTTACTTTCTCAAACATAGTAAGTGTTGTAGTTTCATTTAGCTGTAAATGGTTGATTTCATAGACTTTTTTACCTACACTAAACCACTTTAATCTTTTAATAGATATGTTTCGTGGTGCTTTTTTATCTAGGTCGTGTGCAAGTATGTACTCATCAGCTTTGGTAGTTCGTTTCTTACCTTTGCGTTGGTACATAGTACCATCAGTTTGTTTCCAAGTTTTTCTATTTAATAAATCAAACTTACCTTTTCTATATTCGCCACTTTTTTTATAAAAACCTGCACGAAATTTTTTAGATTTAGTTTGAGTCATCAATGTATAGAGATAGTCAGAAACACTACCGACTTTTATTTGTGATTGTTTCATATTACTCCTTGTTATTATTGATTTAATTTCGGGGTAGTGCTGTACACTATTGCAAAGTTCTACACTACCCCCCTTGATTGTTTATGTTTTGCTACTGTATCTCGACAGGGAACAAAAAAGGACAACCACCCTCTCGGTTGATTGCCCTTATAATATATCAAAGTTATTATTCTATGTCAAGAAGTTTATCTTGTTCGTCTATTAGTTCTCGGAGTTTAGTTAAATCTAATTCAGTTATTTCTTTTTTAAGTACAGATTTTTTATAGACTAAAGTAAATATAAGTTTAGATATTTTAATTTGTTTTAATCTAAATGCTAGTTTAAGTTTCATCTTTAGTGCATACCTTTACATGTTCTTCGCAATAAGAATAGCCACTCCACCTAATTTTACCACAAAAATATTTAGGTGGTTCTTCTATTTTACCTAAAGGATAGCGACATTGGTGGTGTTGTAATTCTTCTATTGTTAATTGTTTTTCATTCATGCTATTTCCTTTTCAGCTTTTCTAATTTGTTTTCTACTGATATTTACTTTAGTAAATATATCTGCAAAACCTGTGTTAATAATATCATTCATAACTACTGGGTGTTTAAGTAGTCGTTCAGATTTAGCAATAATTTGTCTAATTCTTTCTCTACTTACACCATACATTTTACCTATCTCATCTAATGTATGCTCAACATGACCATTAAATCCATACTTCAATGATAATATTTCTTTTTGTTTAGGACTAAGTCTTTTATTCATAGCTTCAGCAATCTTTTTTTGTACATCATTTTCAATTACTTTTATTTCTTGATTCTGTACTGGGTCAACAAGTTCAAGCATTTCTTTTTCTTTTAACTTAAACATAAATCCAGTCTTATTAAAACCTTGTAGTTGCCTATCTGTAAATGCGTCAGATAATTCTAAACCAAGTATAGATAGTAGTTGGTCACAAATTTTTCTAACTGTACCTTTATCATTAAGTGGTTTTATTCTACCATTTATTACTTCTGTTGTTTGTTGGTAATCTAAATTAAATTCTTTACAAAATTTTCTGACACTTATATAGCCTAAACTTTCTATTTTAGAAAGTATCCTATCATTTCTGATTGTAATTTTTAATCTGTAATCTTTATTCATAAGTACATACTATAATAAAAAACCCCATGTGTCAAGATGACACACAGGGTTTAACTTTAACTAGGGGAGATAAAGTTTTGTTAATCTTTTAATATTCTTGAAAAGATTTTCTAGCAATTCCAATGAGTAATGTTAAAACTTTTTTAAGTTCTTTCTTTGAGCAATCATCAATCATTTCTTTTGCTTTGCTTTGTAGTTCATCTGAATCAACAGAATCTAAATGATTTAAACTATCTTCCAATCCATCTAAATCATCATTAGCTACTTCATTTATTTTCTTATCTATTTCTTCCATATCTGACATATTATTTACCCCCTAACATTATAGTATCAAATTTTGTTTTAAGTTCTTCGGATATATTATCAAGACCACTACTAGATTTATAAATAGCTTTAGCCCTATTAAAGTTATTTATATTAACTTCTTTAAGTGTAGCTTGATATAGTCTATCTTTATTAGCACTAACAACTTCTTGTTGTAGTCGTTCTATTGTTTGTTGGTCGGACATAATGTTCTCCTTTTGTTTATTTATTCTTATAGATTATCAAAGTTTGTGGGGTGTGTCAACTGTAAGGTGGGATATTAAAAAGCCCTACCAGTATTGCTACCGATAGGGCTTATACTATTTCATCAATCATAATGTTCCTATCATACCAATTAATATGCCCATAACGAGCCATATAATTGAAACATAAACTAATGCTTTCATAACTCTCCTTTCATATTTTTTAAGTTAATAATATAAATAGCTTATTACACCTATATATATGTGTCAAGTAAAAGTTATTTTAATTTTGCCCCCTCGCAATTTATAAAGTGGGAAATTATTTTGCTAAAATTCTCAGTAATTCTTGGGTTGTTTGGTGGGTTTGGTGGGTTTGTATTATGATTGTAATTAATAACAATATTATTGTTATCTTTATAAAATTAAAATTCATAGTTTTATATATTCAATTATTAAATAGCTATAAATAACTATATTAATAATAAATAAACTTGTTAATAATTTATTGTTTTTTATGTCCATTTTTTTTAATTGTATTCATAATATTATTATTAATTTCATTGTCAGTTAATGCTTTATTATTTAAAGAATAAACCCTAAAGTGTTGGTCATTAAAATGGAATAGTTCAATCTTACAATAATTTATAGTTCTATTTAATATTTTTATATCGTAGCCACGCCATTTTGAAATAATCATTTTTTTAATTTTGGCTTGATTGTTATGTACTCAAAATAATATTGAGATTTTTTTCTTTTAAATAAATTAATAATAAATTTAATCATTTTAATTCCTATTGTTTAAATTGTTTATATTCTTAATAATACCACCTATGGTTGATTGTGTCAAGTTTGTGGCAAGATTATGATTAGATTGTGATGTTCTCTTAATGTTCTAAATAGGGGGGTATAAAAAAAGTCAATGATTTCAATGCTTTAAGTTAAAAGTGAATATTCACTAATTTATTTTAATAATGAGTTGATTTATAAAAGTAATGGGTTTATATTGATAATTATGAATAAATTAAAATATAAAAATTCTTTTATAGGTTTATTCATATTTAATAAAAGGTAAAAACAATGGATAAAAAAACAAATATTGCTAATGTTTTGACTAGGATAAAAGATATTGAACTTGGTCTAAACAAAAATAGCAACCAAAGAAATCAATTAGTAATTGATATTCATGAAAGTAATGTAAATGGATATTTTAAATTTCAAGTTGATTTAAATATAGATGATATTAATGAAAAAGGTTATAAACCAGAATTAAAATCAATCTATGATCTTAACAAAGTTGAGAGACATCATTTAAAATATTTAAGAAATGAATTTCAAAAATATTTGGGTGTTCAATGGAATAGTAAAGACAATAAAGGCTCTATTGACGCTTTAAGGGATAGTTTTGACGCTTATGTACCAATGACAATTTGGCAAAATAAAGTTGGTAAAGAGGAAGTTTTAAAACAAAAAAACAAATCTTATTTTGCTGGAGCTAATAATTCTAAAATTAGAGTTAATGGCGATTATGTTAGTAAATATTGTGAAAGGTTAAACAAAGATAACGACCCTCAAATATCTTTAAATTTTAGTAATATTCAAAATGTTGCAAGGGGATATTATAAAGAATTTGGTGGTGGTGGTACAAAAACAAATCCTTTCGACCAAAAAATAAAAAATATTAGTTCACTAATTAAAAAGGATTATGAGGCAAAAAATCCTTTTAATTCTGGTACTGCTAAAAGTGAACAATATATTTCTTTTTTAACTACCACTTGTCAAACATGGTTAAGTCAATTAAGAAATGCTAGAACCAATGCTAGCCCAAAAAATAAAGTTGAATATAAAAAAGCAATATAAATAAATCAAGTTAAACTAAAAACCCCTGAGGAAACTCGGGGGTTTTTTTTTGTCTCTATTAAAAAATAATTAAATTATAGCAAGTGATTTACTAGGGATTGTTTTAGACAAAATTTCCCATTATACCCCCAAAAAATATCCGAGAACCACACCAAAGAAACCTTAAAAAATTTTTAAGGATTGCTTAAAAGTTTTACTAGGGTTTATTTTAGGGGGATATGCAGGAGTCCCTAGGGGGTCTATGACATATACATATAGCAATGAGGTAAAATTTAAGAAATCCTTGTAAACCATACAGCGGGCTATACTTCTGGGAACATATTCTAGGGTAAATACCTTAAAATCTCCCGACAATATTCCCTAGTATATACTAAGGGGAATATACATGCAGCTATAATTTATATATATAACCCCCCGTGTAACCTATAGTTACATTATACACATCATTTTCACTTTTGTCAATACATTTCTTATGACAAATTGTCGCACCCATAAAATAATTAAAATAATAGTTGACAAAAGTCTAATTTGTGTGTATAATATAAATAGATGCACTTTAAAAGGACACACGTACACTTCGCATGCACGCATGCCACAGGGGTCATCACTAAACTGCATCATTAACTTGAAATTTCCTAGGAATTTCTGTTAATAACAATAAACTATTAAGGAAAATATATTATGGCAAGAGTAGCAAGTAAAAAAAACTATTCTAAATCAAACACAACTAAGAAATCTGAGTCTTCAGAGAGAGGTACAGTTGTTGCTAGAGCTAGAGGTGGTGTAAAAAAGAAATATGTTCCTAAATTTTCTGATGCAAAAGCTAAAGCTAAGAAAGCTTTAACTTCTGATAAAGCTTATACTTGGAAATTTGGAGATGCTTTTAAAAATGCTAAGAAAGAAGGCAAGAAAGTTTTCACGTGGAACAATAAAAAATATACAACTCAAACTAAAGCTGAATTAGAAGCTGGTTCTAAAGAAAAAGAAAA